AGTGGCAGGTACTTAGCATACGTGCCGTTATCCAATGTGCATTTCAGTGTGTGCATGTCAAGGGAGAGTAGTTTAGTAGCTCCGGCAGTAAGCCCATTAAGGCTCATGAACACACCATCGGAGTCGAGGTCGGTAACAGTCCCAGTGGCTGCTAAGTAAAGGAAGCCAGATTGCGAACCCGTACCAGGCGCGCCAAACGATGTTCCTGCCTGTCCTACCCACTCAACCTCAAGTGGATAGAAGGCGCCAGCGCAAGCTCCACTCGGCATTTTAATCTCGCAGTTGACGGCGGACAGGAGACCAGTAGTACCTCCAGCACTGGCGTCAACGTAGCCCTTGAGGGCATTGACGTATGGGCCCGAGTTACCACTGAGCGTCAGCTCAACTCCGAACGGTCTGCCAGTCCTGCCAACAGTGGCCCAAGTGGACGAGACCGTGAGCTTCCCGGCAGCATTGGTGACAAGAATGTCGCTGTCGTTGAAGTTCAGGATGGTGCCCAAGCCGAGCGTGAACAGGCCTCCAACCTCTATGCCGAAGGTGCCCCCGCTCTCGATGTTCAGGTTTGCACCGTCTTCAACCTCCATCTCGCCGCCGCTTTCGACCTCAATCTTGCCGCCTGACTCCACCACAAGCACGCCACCGGATGCGATCTGTTGCTCACCAGCAATAGTCCAGATGTCGTCTCCGGTGACTGGGTTGTATCCTCTGTAGTTAGCTCCCATTTCTTTCCTCCAGGGCGGGGCGGTAATGCTCCCAACCACGCGCCCTATTTCATTTCGTTCACGTCACCTACTAGGCTTCGGTCAGCAGGACTATGGGCTTCTGGGCAGCCCGCATCGCTGAACCACCGACACGCTTGGTGGCAAGGAACCCAACCAACCCAGCTTCAGCGTAGAGCTCGGTAAGCCGCTGGATGGTTATGCCCTTGCGATCGATGATGCGGTATCCTGCCTTCCAGTCACCGAATGCTCCGATGACTTCGGCTGTGTCACTGAGTTCCTTCATGTCATCCTGGGTGTGGATGGGATAGCCGAGGAAGGTATTGGGACGTCCGGCCTGGACGCTCGGCTGCCACATGAAGGGTCCCTCATAGGTCAACCCGGTCAGAGACCTCAGCTGTCGCATGAAGAGCTCAGTCGTGGAGTTGACCACAAACTCGCCATTCCTGCGGTACTGAGTGGGACAGGTGTAGACCATTTCGAGGAACTTCTCGATGGTGACTGCAGCAGCCACGGTCGTAGTGACAGTTGCAGCCACGAGGGTGGCGTTGATACACACGCCCTCAGGGGCATCTGAATCGTGACCAGCACCACGGAAGAACGCAAGATCCTCCGCCTCACCGAGAGCCCTGCTGAACGAATCAGCAAAAATGGACTCAAGAGCGAAGTCACTGTCTGCCAGTTCGTCCACACCAATCTTGGCCAGTCCTTGGAGGTTCTCGATGTACTGGTACGTGGGGACACCAGGAGTAGGCTCAGACTCTTCTGGGTCTGTCCCTGTCTCAAGCTTCCCCCATCCAACTGACACTTCACCGAGGCTACGCATCTTGATGCGATCTGAGCCTATAGACCGCTGAGTCGCCAGACCACGCATGACCGTGATCTTGGGAAGGGTGCGGACAATCTCCGCATCCAGTTCCTCTGTCACAAGGTATTGGCCGGTAGCGTCCTCTACCAGTGCCTTGCGCTCAGCAGGCTCAAGCACTCCAAGTCCCCCACGACACCACTTGAGGAATACAGCTTTGCGCTCCTTCGCCTCAGGGGTTGCAGAGCCACCATCAGCATCTGACACTGCGGGGGAAGGGATGCTGGCCTGTTGCATCTTGAGGTCAAGGTCATCGAGCCGGGCATTGAGCTTCTCTATCATCGCCACAGTCTCACCGCTGGCCTCGCCATGCTTCTTGATCTCTTCGTCCTGCCGGACTACGGCTGAACGAAACTCCGCCACAGCAGACTGGATCAGGTCTGCCAATCCGCTTGGGGTCGCCTGGGTCTTCTCTTCCGTTTCAGGTGGCATTTCTTTACTCCTTGTTGGGGTTGATCTGGTCAAGCAACGACTGTATCCTGGCCTCAGCAGCACGAGCGTCAAACCTCTCGTTCATGGCTTTGAGGGTCCCAACAGAACTAACCAACCGCTGCATATCAGGATCATCGCTCTTGTCTGGATCCCCTTCTGTATTTGCCTGAGTTTCGCCTTCCAGTTCTGCGGCTCCTTCCTCAACAGCATCAGATTCTTGAGTGGATTCCTCCGGCTCAGATTTCCTGCCTACTGAATCAAGGAGTGCCTGGAATGCATCAACAGCAGTGGCAAGTTTCTCACCTGCCACAGTGATAGCCTCAACAGCAGCATCGGTGTTCTCCTGCTTCACACTCAGAATGATAGCCTCCGGATTGGCTGCAAAGGTTACCGGGGAAACATCGAATAGCCTGAGTTCCTTGAGGTGGCGAACTCCTTCCATATTGACCTGCTTGATGGTCTCGAAACCGATACTCATCACGCTGACTACACCATCTTTCATGAGAGCTAGGATCTCCCGAGCACGCTGGACACCGAGTGTGAGCTGCCCTTTGACTAGCAGTCCCTTGACGTCCTCTGCGATCTCCAGAGGTTTGCCGATTGGTTCCCATATGTCATGATTCCAGAGAATCACAATCCTGTTCCGGTCCTCTTTGAGTGTCTTCTTGAAGGCACCAGGGTCAATGATATCCCCATAGCTATCAGGTCTCTTGCTGAAAGTGGCCGCATAGCCGGTGAATACTCCGGTCTCCTCATCAAGATCTTTGATTTCAAATCCGAGTGTCTTACGTTCCATCATAATACCCCCATTGCCTTACCTAGTCCCAAAGGTCTCAACACACCTGCAGTTGATATCCTTCTCACCTGGGTACATTGAACCGTCAGAATAGGGCTCATCAAAGGCTACTGTCTCTCCATCAAGAGCAGCATGCTCGTCTCTTACTCTATCATCACGACTGCTCAACCAACTGTGAGTCTTCACTATGCTAGACTGCCTGGCGGCTTCCCTCTGCCCGGCTCCAGCAGCATGATTTACCTCAGTGCGGGCTACTCGCATAGCCTTGTACGCATTGTTGTCAGCATAGAACTGCCTGACATTCTTGGCGATCTGTGAAGTAGTCAGATTTTCTTCGACCCCGGCAAGTATGACCCTCTTCACGTCAGCAAGGTCAGTCGCCAGAATTGATGTGATACTCTCAGCTCCATTCTTGGCAATCCACGCCCGGATGGCCTCACTTGTTGGATCAAACTCCCACTTGAATTCCTCTGGACCCATTGAGACCTTTGCCCCCAAGTCATCAGCAATCTCCTCTCCGAAATCCTCAATGAGAGCAAGGTGGATTGCCGTCAGTGTCTTCTCCCACTGGGGCTGCTGAGCCTTTATAGCCTTCTTGGCTGCAGCTGCCAACGAAGCAGCTGACTTGCTCCTGTAATATGACGAGGCTCCAAGCTTCAGGTTCATCACACTCTTGCCTTTCTCCCTAAGCACTTACCATCAGCATCGAGATGGACATCCATCGACTTACAGTGGCCTCCCTCATTCCATTGGCAATCATCGTCATCACAAGTCAGCGAGACCTTGCCGAGTTCACACCCTTCTTTGGTCCAGTGATTGCACTGCGTTGCCTGGCATATCCAACGGCCATCCTGCTTCACATAGTCGCAGGTCATGCAACCTCCAGCAACGCCACGAGGATCTTATGCTTCTCTCCGAACTCATCAAAGTTCTCCTCTTGCTCAGAGTAGATGTCCACAATAGAGAAACCCACCTCTTTCACTAGAGTGGTGAAAGCTTCCATGGTGGTGTACTCCTCTCGACTCCCATCTACTAGCTGTGTGTCTGCATAGAGATAGATGAAGGCTACCCCAGAAGGCATCAACACCCTGTGCACCTCTGGTATGGACTTCATCAGGTCACTAGCGTGGAGGACGGACAATGAGAACACTGAGCCAAACTCCTCGTCATTGAAGGGAAGCTCTTCTGCATTAGCTACCATAAAGTCCACAGGCACTTCTGCTTCCTTGGCGTTCTCCTTGGCTAGCTTGATAGCACTAGGTGCCACGTCAATAGCTGTAACCTTCAGCTTGGCCCTAGCGAAGAATATGCTGTCCCTACCATTACCGCAGCCTATCTCTAGGACAGAGGGCAGCTTTCGCTCCTCCAGCTCCTTGATAAACTCCTGAGCAAACAGGGAGGGGTCCATATCGACAGCCCAATGAGGAGGGTCATCACTATATGCGGCTTCCCAGTCCCTTGGAGTCATCGCCTTCGCCTTATGTGCACTCAAGGCCTTCCCCACGGCCACTCCTTCTGCCTTGTAGAGTGGTTCAATCTTCTGACTCACTACCTTCCACCAGTTCACCCTCCGCTGGTCTATCCGCTTCCAATGAGCGGCCTTTGCCTCTTCTGTTTGCAGATTGAGTGACTTGTAATCAGGAGAAGTCAGCAGTAGTTTCTCCGGCTCCTCCTCTTCTTCTTCTGTAGAAGGAGTGCCAGTATCTCCGACAACTGTGAGGTTGAGAGGCAGATAACCCTTGTCTGATCCAGGGAACTCGTCAAAGCCCATCTCCAGCCTGGCATTGATCTGGTCAAAGGGTACTCCCAGTGACCACAACGTCTTTGCCTGATTGACCTTGTCACTATAATCTCCCCGGAGAGCTACAACCCTCGAAGTGTCATAGTCCACAGTGATTCCACCTCCGTAGATGGAGGGGACCTTGAGATTCAGTGTGGACTTAACATCTTCCAACAGGGGAATGATAGTGTCCTGGTAGAGGCCTCTGCGAGCCTCTGCTACGTTGTTATAGGTTGAAGCACTCTTATCACCCAACCACCACCCATCCAGCCCAAAGGCAGTTGCTATAGCCCTCAGGTTGGACAACCGTGATGCTATGTAGTCCATCTCAACAACCGTCTGACCCATCTGTTCCCACTTGGCACCACTACCAACCACCCAGGGCTCACGCCGCTTCTGCTTCCCCAGGTACTTCTCCCTCACCTGGCGGGAGGCTTCCTCAAACTGTTCCTGATTCAGAGGGACAGCAAAGGTGAAGACGCCATCAGGCGTCCCTCGGTTCTGCATACTGATCTTCTGCGTATCCTGCATCTCATTATCAGTATCAACCACCCGAGCTGCAGCTGCCAGAGCCCCGGTTCCCCAGTATGGATTGGCTGGATCCATCTGCATGAAGTGCCAGAACTGTTTAGGTGGCACATCAATCTGCTGGTTGGGAAGGGTAACTCGCCACCCCTTGAGCCATTCACTGATGTTAGCTGATGGGATGGGCTGAACCAGGTCTGGCATAACTGTCCATATCTCCCTGACTCTATGGCGGACCACCAGGGGTTGCAACAGTGCATTACCTGCTAGCAAGAGGTGAGATATCAGGAACTCCATCATGTCCTGGCCAGAGAAGAAGGGATTGGGACGTTGCATTATCAATGTGAAATCGTGATCAACAATCTCCTCACCCTTCTTGTCCAGCACAATCCATGGAATGACGGAGGCGGACTGCACGATGAGGCGCACAGCCCGGTAGACGTAGACGCTCATCTTGTACCCATCGCGGGTAGCCTTCTGAACAGTCATGTCCGTCCAGATTGGAACGTCAGGCATACGGTTGGACATGGCGTGGAGAAGAGGACCTTGGCCAGGTGCTTTCAGTGCCTGTCGAGATGCTCCCGGCAACAGAGCTAGCGCCACTCGACTCCTGACAGTATCAAGTATCGACATCTATAATCTCCTATCCAACCATGAACGGTGGGTGTTCCCGAATCCCCGACAGGTCCTCAAGTGCTCCCGAGAGTGCATCAACCTGATCATCATGAGAGCCTGAAGGGAACAACTCCAGTTCATCCAACAGTGCTACATTCCAGGGAGCCCGGACGATCTTGATATTGCCGGCCTCCGCCTGACTAGCGACAGGATTGGCGCGGAGCTCTTTTGGTCCTGTTGATGGGATTCCTGCAAAGTCATAGCCCATCAACACTCTGCGCCGGTAATCATCAATGACGGTAATCCCACTAGAGCCCGGCTCCTGTTCCATCCGGACCTTCACGTACTTCCCATCCAGCTGAGCAGTCTGCTTGATGAGCTGTTCTGTTGCATTGGAAGAGCTTCGTACCCTCCGCACATCCATGATATAGAGGACGTTGTTGGTGGACTTCCCCAGCTTCAGCCCTACAGTCCAATCAGGGTCCTTGCCAGGCTTAGCCTCAGTAGCTGCCATGTCCCATCGACGTACTGCAGACACCTCCACTGGAGCCTCGTCAACGATCCCAAACCACTCCCGGCGAAACTTGTTGCCACCATGCCGTGCAGTCCAGTCTCCTTCCTCGATCTGACGCCGGGTGATTGGATCCAACTCTGCCAGAGACCTGCGATACTGCTCTGCATCGATATGAGGATTGTCACGGATACGTGCAGGGAGAAAGATGCGGTCAGTAGTCTTCTCATCCATGAATCGCCGTTTCACCCAATCATGACCAATACCTCCTGGGTTGGATGCACTCCTCATCCTGATAGGAATGTCAGAGTTAGCATGCCGCCGGAGCCGACCAAACATGAACGTGTAGTCAGATTCAGGGAACTGGGTGAGTTCATCAAATGCAACGAAGTGAAATGCTGCACTCTGATAACGGTACTTGTCCCGTACATTGTCCATATATCCAAAGGTGACAGTTGCTCCTGATGGGAAGTGCCAGGTCTTCTCAAGATCAGACCATCGTGCATCTGTATTCATCAGCCATTCAGATGCCATATCCATCAAGGCTCCGGGTAGAGAGAGGTCTGTGTATGTCTTGCGGATGATGATTGCAGCATAGTCTTTGGTGTCTACATACTGCAATGCACTGATAAGAAGTGCTGTGGACTTCCCAGGGCCACCTGCACCACCAAAGAGGACTTCAAGATGGGGTAAGAGAAGGAAGGCTAGTTGACGTGAGGTAGGTGTTACCGGAATGTATCGAGTCCAAGCAAGAGACAGTGTATCAATAGAAGGACCGAGGTTCCAGTTGATGGAGGAGTCCTTACCACGTACAACTGTTGGTGCTAGCATCGTCTCCCTTAGTTAGGGCTGAACTGGATTGCTCCACAAGTGACAAGAGCCTCAAGCGCCGGTCTCAGTTCATCCTGACCAATTACCTTCATCTCCTGTTTGATAGCACCACCGTCAGCTCCAGTAACCTCTGTGTGATGCCGATCTCTCCAATAAGATGGCTGACGGTTCTTCAGCCAGAATATCTGTGCAACAGTATCTGGGAGTGCCTGCTTCACTACGGTCTTGACCTTGATGGCAGGGATCTTCTCTCCATCTGTTCCAGCCACCACGATCTTCTCATAGGTGATCTCTTCATACTGGTAGCCCATTGCACGCTCATACAGTCGTTTGACTACTCTACCATCAGCAGGATTCCGGCCATCTTTTATAGCACTTTTGAACGCGGGGTAAGTCCTCATCCATTTCTCAATAGAGGGGAGACTGACATTGAAGACACCTGCAAGCTGCTCATTGGTCAAACCCAACAGGCTGAGCTTATGGGCTGTAGGTACGTACTCATCCCGGTACAAGGTGGGGGCTCCAACCTTCTTGTGGGTCCTTCTGACCAGTGGTGGTTTCGTTCTTACCATGATCACTTCCCTGTGTAGCTTATTCTATATGGAGAATGGGGAAAAACCTAATTTCTTGGGATTTTCTGGGATTTTGTGGGGAAAACCACTTGACTTTTCAGTGAAGACCATATATTATAGTAATGATGACGACAGCACAGGTTCCCCAGCTTCCCCACATGAAGAACGTCCGGCTTGGTCAGCAGGGTGAGAAGATGGCCAAGGCTGCCCTGAAGACTCACTTCACCAACGTCCGCTCACTCAACGCTATTCATCACAACGCACCCTTCGACTATACAGGGATTGACCGCGTTACAGGCATTCGCGTCGGGATCGAAGTCAAGACTGTTCGCAAAGACACTGGCAAGCTGGTCCACATCGAAGCCCCCGCAATGGCCCGTAAGGTGACATTCCTGAAAGAGACAAATCGTGATGCAGGAGTTGTCCTCCTCATCGTCAAGAACGGCACCACCCAATTCTACCTTGCACCACTAAAGAGCCACATCAGCACAGGCTGCTTAGTTGAGATCAAGTGATAGGAGGATCAAAACAATGACAACAGGAATACACACCCTAGAAGTAAGCACCCTCAATCAGGATCCTACTCTCTCCGGCCCCTATCCTCTCTGCCCAGTGGACAACAGCAAGCTCGTTGAGCAGGAGTTCCTCTCAATGGGCCCAGGCTACAGCGAGTTTGAGAGCGGGGAATCTGAGTGGGTCTGCCCCATCTGCCAGCGCCACTACCACATCAGCCACGAGATGAGTTGCGTTCTAGCCAATCTAGACGAGGAGCAGGCAAAGGAGGTGACAACCGTCTAATTGATTCACGACATGGCCCGAGCAAATGTTAGCACTCGGGCCTCGTGGTGAGGCAATCAGTATAGGAGGGAATGAGAGAATGACAGAACCAGATTGCAGCGCGATTGAACTAGAACGCAACGAAAGGGAGGGAGCCACACATCAGCATCCCGAAGTGCGGGGGACTGTTGCGCGCCCTGTTACCTTTAGCCAAGAGTGGCTAGATGCCCCGATTGACTGGAAACGCAACGATAGCTAGTTAGCTCACGCCCGGGGCCGGAGCGAATCCGGCTCCGTGGTGAGGCAACTAGCCTCAGGAAGGAGGAATGAGATGGATGGATTAAGTGCTGAAGCAAAGTTGCAGGGGTACAGATTGGAAGGAGCAGATGACCATGTCCTCGAACTTTGGTTCAAGAACAGGAGAGTGGCGATCTTCTCTCAGACAGGAGTCACTGTAGAAGCCCTGAATCACGAAGTCAGCCGGGACATCCAGGAAAATACGAACTGAGGAGGTGATGGTATGGCAAGGGAAATGAAAACCGCTGAGGGACTCACCCACATCCGCTGGGTGTGGGAACACCAACTAGACTGGATCCACCACGTCATGCGGACATCTAACAATTCAAAGGGATACAAGTACTGTCTCGTGCCCTCACGGTACAGTTCTCAGCTCTTCAGCCTACGTACCAACATGAAGCTCACACAACGACTGGCGAACCGCCTATATTCCCGACCGTTCACCACAGCGATTGGCAAGTATTTTGCCAACAGGGAGACGGAGGAGGAATGGCAGCCGGGGAAACCAGTCATGCGCAGAACAAAAGGGAAACCAGTCATGCACAGAACAAAATGGGAGGATAGGAGGAAGAATGGGAGCAACAGAGAGACACTGGATGGTGAGGTCAGCAAGCGAGACGCTGCTTACGCTCCGTAAACAGCTTGAAGCGTACACACCGTCTACACAGCTGGATGCTGTACTTCAACAGCTTGACGAAGTAGAGTCAGCAGGAGAAGGTCTCGGAGATGTAACGAAGACCTTCAGGAAGTGTCTGGATGAGCAAAGCATAACACTCGCAGAAGCTGAGCTGAAGGTGGAGATCACGGGAGCAATAGAGAGCTTAGCCTCAACGCTGGAAGAGATCGGAGACGACTTGCAGGAGTCAATTGATGCGCTGCAGGAGCACTTCCAGGATAGAGCAGATGAGCTTGAAAGCAACTGGAGTTGGGTAGAGGAAACCAAACAAGCAGTTGAAGAGCTCGACGAACTCTGGAAGAGCATCGACGACATACACTGCTCAACTTGCAATGGCCAGTACAATCCAAACGAAGCGACAGAGGATGGTGGTTGTCCTATATGCAAGAGAGCAGAGGAGGTCAAGAAATTGAGCGCTTTACCAATCGACCAGAGAGGTGGTCAGACAGCATTTGCTACAAAGGAGCAAGCACAGAAGGCATTCAACAGCTTCCTTGCTGCAGTCAAGTCTGAAGTCATTTACCTCATGCCTTCACCTTCACGAATACTCGGAGAAGAAGAGGGAATCAGCTGGAACGAGATACCGAGAGCGACCGTAATGTTTGCCTTTGAGGTGGGGTTCAACTTACCTCCACACGAATACATTGCGGAGTACACGTCACAGCCTGCTAGGCTCTCAGCCAAATTCTTTGACGACGTCAAGGCTGCTGCTTTGGAGCATCTGAAGAGTAGAGCTATCAACTGGAATAACACTCGTTCACATGGATTCGTTTATCTCGACGGAAGACAAGGAGAAGGGTAGTGACACAGCTATACGCTCCCGCGTCCACGTGGAACAAGTATCCAACAGCGTCACAGCTTAGCTCACTCAAACGAGCTTGGCGCATCCTCAACTACGACTACACAGAGAGAGACCTTCCCTGGACGCGTTGGGAAGCCCGCAACGTCATTTACGATCTGTGGAACAAGGTGAGACTGCTCAAAGGGAAGCACTCATGAACACAGCATCACAATACACGGCCACTCTCAAAGGAAGTGTGATAGAGATCCGCTTTCCCTTCAATTGGGACATCCTAACAGCAGTGAAATCCATCCCTGGACGGAGATTCCAGAGTAATGGAAACGGGAAATACTGGACAGCCCCACTATCTGTTGAGGCTATCGAGATATTGAGGCAAGCGTGTTTCCAGCTGGATCCTCAACTTGAAACCTTCCTGTCCCGATCGACGACCACAATTGATGATGTAGGGGAAGTGGATGTCCAGATGAAGAAAGAGCTCTTTCCCTTCCAGCGGCAGGGTGTTGCATTCATTGAGCATCGGGATGGGCGTGCCCTCATCGGCTCTGAAATGGGGCTCGGCAAAACCATCCAAGCACTTGCATACCTTCATCTCCATCCGGAGAAGCGGCCAGCAGTAGTCGTATGCCCAGCCCATATCAAGCTGGTATGGGACAGGGAAATACGAGAGTCCATGCCTGGCCAACAGAACACTCAGATCCTCTACGGGACTACTCCGGGACCGGTGAAGGGTGATATCATCATCGTCAACTACGATATCCTACCCCAATGGTTAGACACCTTTCTTGCACTACACCCCCAGGTGCTGATAGTGGATGAAGCCCACTACTGCAAGAACAATAAGGCACAGCGAACGAAGGCCACCAAGAAACTGGCAAGAAAGGCTCCGCATGTCCTCTGTCTCACTGGTACACCAATTGTGAACCGGCCCATTGAGGGTTTCAACATCGTACAGATGGTGGACCGCACAGTGTTCCCTGACTTCTGGAAATATGTGCACACCTATTGTGATGCCAGATATACAGGATTTGGGTGGGACTTCTCCGGAGCCAGCAACAAAGAGGACCTCCACGAGAAGCTACAGAGAGTGATGATACGCCACAAGAAGTCGGAAGTGCTCAAGGAGCTACCAGACAAGATTCACTCCTACATTCCGATGGAGATTAGCAACACTATGGAGTACCAGTGGGCGGAGAAGGACTTCATCACGTATCTGCAGGAGACGAAAGGTGCCCAAGCTGCACAGAAAGCCTCTCAAGCGAAGTTCCTGGTCATGATAGAGACGCTGAAGCAGCTGGCCATCAAGGGCAAAATGACCCCAGCGATACAGTGGATCCGTGACTTCATTGAGAGCAGTGATGGCAACGGCAAGCTGGTCGTGTTTACTGTCCACAAAGAGACCGTAGAGACACTGATGAAGGAATTCAGAGACATCGCTGTCCGGGTTGACGGATCGGTCACAGAGAAGCAAAGGGAGTGGAGTATAGATGCCTTCCAGAATGACCGCAATGTCAAGCTATTCATCGGTAACATCCAAGCCGCCGGAACTGGTATCACTCTGACTGCTGCCTCATCTGTCGCATTCATTGAGCTCCCATGGGTAGCCGGGGAGCTATCTCAGGCAGAGGACCGCTGTCACAGGATCGGACAGAAGGACGCCGTCAATGTGTACTATCTACTCGCGAACGATACCATTGAAGGAAAGATAGCGACTCTACTAGACAAGAAGAGACTGGTCTTGGACGCTGTGCTGGATGGCAGAGACGCCAAGGACTCTCCATTACTCACCGAACTGATACACTCATACAGGGAGGAGAAATGATCGAACAGCTCAACATGATCCGGCAGATTGCCTGGTCATACACCCGGACACATCCGGAGATGGAGTTTGATGACCTGTTCTCTGAGGCGTGTCTTGCCTGCCTTGAGGCTTCCCCTAGATATGATTCATCCAAGGGGAAGAGGACCACATACTATCATCATGTTGCACATAGCCACCTCAACAATCTGATACAGCGGGAGTCCCGCCGGACATTCAGAGAGACAGTGGTAGATCTCTCCACATATGAAGAAGTGCTGGCAAGTGATGATCCTGAGCCAGAGGAACGATTGGCATCTCAGCAACGATGGGAAGAGATGCTCACCATGCTGTCCCCGGAAGCACAGATGGTATGCTCCATCATAACCAATGAGAAGGCTGTGTTTCTTCCGATGGACAAGCCCAAACACTGCCGTGGTATCATCTCCCGCCTCCTGCGAGGAAGGGGATGGAGCTGGAACAGGATCAGCTGCACGTTCCAGGAATTGAAACAGGCCACAGCAATGCTTGCCTAACATGAATGAAACCAAGCTAGATTGTATAATAAGGGAAAGGAGGCAGAATGAGAATTGACATCATCGGACTGAAGCCTGACCGCGAAGGTGAGTGCTATCAGCGGGGAAACCACATCCACGCGGAGTCATCGATCAAGATGATGTACTCAGGTGGTACGTGCATCATTCCCCTGGAGACTATCGACGAGCACATCACCACAAGCGGGGAGGCTTTCAATAAGGATGTTGCAGAGGCCATCGCTTGGTTGGCCGACAAGACTGACACAGAAGTCTTCGCCGTCATCGTCGCCCTCGTCCCCAAGAGGACGAAGGATGCGCTATGGGCTGACCCTGTGACATTTGAGGAAGTTGATGAACCCCGACGTGGTAATATTAGGATAGGAGAGGAGTCAAAGGATGAGTAGCGCACTACGACGGGGCAGGACCCTGAACCCCTATGCCGTGAGGCGAGCCAAGAAGCACCAGCAGCAGAGGCTCAAATACCTGCTCGGAGACGGCAGCGTAGAGCATCGGATAACCCTGACCTTCGCTGAGAGGGCGGAAGCTCGTAGTGACTGGCAGATGGGACTTCTGGGAGGTGAAGGCATGAAAGAGACACGAGTACCACTACATCTTGCGGGGATACCAAGCTGGATAGGCCAAGAGTTCGACTACGCAACTCAATTCTACCACTTCAAGCTAAGACTCGGGGCTGACGTTGTGGTCACCGCTCAGGAGATTGTGTCCACAACCAGAGACAATGTCTGGAGGGAGCCCGTGCTCAGGAGCCTTCGCCGGATGGTTGTCAGTCTCCAAGAGAGAATTGACGAATTGGAGAGCACAAGGGAGACAATCTGATGGACAACATAGTGCTGACGTCGAGGCAGATTGAACAGGCGTGGAATGAGGCAGATAGAGTGTGGATTCGTGAGAGTAGCCCTGTTCCGTGGCACGAGTTCTGGGCATTGTGGCTCTGCCGAGCACAGGTGGCGAAGTTTGTCGAATGGCTCTGCAAACGCGACAAAGGGGTTGACTCAGAAGGCTATCTGGGAGGCGAGTTAGTTGTTGACCGCGACGAATTCGACAAGGCCCTGATTGCCGAGCAGATACCTAGTTGGCCTGATGTCCGTGCCGCAGCAGGCATGGAAGGAGGGGAGTGATGAGGTATCTAGTGTACGAGAGGGATAAGCACGACATAACAGCACCGTGGGTGTTGTTCGCTGAGTGCTTCAAGAAGAGTGATGCGGAGTTCATTGCTCGAACATGTGAAATGCACTCTGACAGGATATACCGCGTAACGAGCACTGAGGAGGCCCCGATACCGAAGGAGGGGAGTGATGGACGGTCCAACAGAACAGGACATGCTCAATGAAGAGTACCAGCGCGAGCAAGAGCGCGAGTGGGCACACAAGATGGAACAGGCGGAGTGGGAAGCAGCTATGGCAGAGGCGGAAAACGCTGCAAACATGGAGGCCCCCGATGCGTAGCCAATGTCTTCGCGACCCCGAGGCCCACACACTGGACCTGACAGGCGAGTGTGAGAAAGGAGGGTTGAAGATGCCTGACGAGGAGTACATTTGCCAGTTCTGTGGCTACCGTGGCTCTGGGTGGCTGAATGGCGGCCAGACCTGCCCTGTTTGTCACCGGGACTATGACGCGCTGCTCGCACAGGATTCTGAGGAGTGAGATGAAGAAGGAATTCACAGGAGTGGTAGCTCGTGGGGGCATCGACAAGAATGGTATAGCCCTCACCCCTGAGGCCTTGAGACAGCTAGCACAGCAGGCACCGGGCAAGCCCGTTGATGACGCACCCATAGGAGCACCAGGAACCACCCACATCGGCAAGGTGGTTAGTGCTGATTACGATCCCGAAGATGACTCTGTTGTCGTCAGGGCGCATGTCGATGTGAAGGGCTTCACACCCCCCATGTTCGCTGTACCACACTTCATTGTGAGGACACAGCACTTTGAGGCCGGTGTGAGGATAGTAGAGGACATGGAACTGCTAGGGCTATTCCTCACTAATGACCCAGCAGATGCGCACCTGACCCCAATAGACGAGGGCTTCGAGCCGGAAAAGCTGAAGGAGGCGTTGGGAAGAATGAAAGCAGAGAGCCATGAGGACTGAAATGACCAAACGAGAGTGGGAGATACGAGGGCTGCAGGAGCAGATAAGACAAGACCGTGAAGCTCTCAATCGTGAGTGGAAGAGTGAATCTCCCAGGCTGGATGTAGTACTCCAGCTGTCCGGTCATATCAAGCACTGCGAGGAGAAGCTGAAGGAGGTGTGAGATGCTGATGAGCCCAGAGAAGATCAGGAGTATAGTCAGAGGCCGGGGGAACGCAGCTGCGTGGCAGATGGACATCTATAAGGACCTTGTGTCTGCAGTCGGGAAGGAGCTAGTCATCTGGCTGAGGAGAAGGGCTGCTGATGCAGGTCCCCTTAGCAGGGACTACATCGCCCTGCACGAGGCCGCTGACGTACTTGAGAAGGAGGTGTGAGATGCCTGAATGGCTGATATTTCTGATTCTCGTTACCATCATGGTCCTGGTGTTTGCCTCTGGCCGGATAGTAGAGCGCAAGAATGCCGTGTACTGTAGGGCGTGTGGCCGGAGGATACCCGGTAAAGAGGCCGTGTTTGTTCACTCGGAGCAGCAAGGGGTGACATGCACTGATTGTGAGGTGAAACACTGCCACCCAACTACCCGAACGAGGACTTTGACACCCGAGGACCTGGAAGCCCTCACCACCAAGGTCGTCGAGAACATCAACGAGCGCCAGAGGAGACAGTGATGGGTTTCGTACCACCAGCCCTACCCAGATGCGGGCCTCCCCCCTTCAGTCGAGGTGAACTCGCTCCCCTACTCCACACCTGTCACAAGTGCGGAGCCCGGCTGCTGATTGAAGAAGTCAGGTACACTGAGCCGAAGGACGAGAGACACCTCCTATTCCCCGATGGCAAGATGGAGGCGTTTCTCCGGTGTCCTGAGAGGACCTGGCTGAGCAGGATATTCGAGGGCTGGTTCACCAGAGAGCATGGCGAGCGAACCTATTTCTCCGCAGACGGCGGAGCCTCATGGCACCTAGATCTCGGAGTGAGTGTGAGAATATGAAAACATCGATGAAGGAGACATGAAATGATCAATTGTTCAGCGACAGTCATACCAATTCTAGTTGGGGACGGCGGACGGCTTGTGTTCATCCGACGAGGACCTGATGACACCTTCGCTGGACTACTCGTGGTGCCTGGGGGCAGGGTAGAGGAGACCGATGGGGTGGGCGTAGAAGAGGTCCAATACTACGCTGCTGAGTTCGCTGCTGTGAGGAGACTATTTGAGACGACCGGGCTCGCCTTCAAGTGGAATGAGGTGCACTACTTCAATACCCACGTGCTTCCCGGTGGCCATACCACTGTGAGCTATTATACCTTCGTCAACGTCATTGACGTCTTGAAAGCCGAAGGTTTCCAGGACCGAGTGGTGATCCTCCGGCCCCAGGAGGTCATAGCTCGGAATGACTTCGCTCCTGGCATGAAGATGGAGGTGGTAGAGCTGATGCGTAAGCTCGGCATGAATATGGGCACGTTTCAGCCACCGAAGCAGGACCCTCAGAGGCCCATAGGACTCAACTAAGGAGGACGAAGCGATGAAGAAGATAGCAGAGGTCATGTTCTTCCCCAACGGCAACACAGCCGTATTCGACCAAGAAGGAGAGCAAATACCAGAACTGCAGAGCCCGTGGCTCAGGGTTGCTATCGAAGCCATAGGCGATCTCTCCTACACTGTTGCCGGGAAGCGAGGTGTGGACGGGCAGATTGATTGGGACAAGGTGAAGATCCTCCTGCCGGACGGCCGGAAGGCCAAGATATTTGAGACTGATGAAGGCTGGAACTGGAGCATCGAATGACCACTAAACAGGAACCGAGCGGAGCATGGAAAGTTTCACGACAGGAACAGAAACGCTGGGATACCGCAGTGGGGAAGCTGCCTCCATTCCTACGAATCCTGCTACGACATCACCTGCGGCATGGCGAGGAACTGGAGTTTGCCCGGATAGTGAAGGTCTCTGAAACCTGCGCAAAGGAGGCGGGCGGTTGCAACGACTGCCCGCTGGAGGAGATATGCAAGATCGGCTGGGACTTGAGGGTGAGGCACACTGGCAAACTGCGAGAGTACGTTGAGACTATGAAAGAATTGCAGCGGAAACTCTAGGAGAGTGCGAATGAAGAACAATTCACAATCACAAGAGACAAAGTGCAACGGTTGCGGGGCCATCACAACACTGAACCCTCACAAGATCAAGGTCCTTGGTGGAGAATGGAGAGATGACAGACTATGTGATGCCTGTCTGGAATCCGTGACTACACGACCCAATCAGAAACACCTTGACCTAGCCAAACCCCCCAAGCCCCAATTCAGGCGGGCTGTCGATATGGTCTGGCAATCCAATCAGGGACTATCGCCTGGGATCAATCCTATGGGTGGATGGGACATGATTGGAACAATGCAGGATGAGTTCAATACAAAATATGCAGACCACCCCATGAGCTTCACCTTCCTCATTGACCACAAAGTCCGATATTGCTGGAGATCCCCCTGGCAGAATCCTCACTATGATAAGAACATGATGCGGCGGCTCTCTTCTCTGATACGCAGCACTGCGCGCTCCACCAAGCGCAGTAATGCTTATCCCCATTTGAACTTGGGAGTGTTGTGATAGAACAACTACTGAGAGACTATAGTGTCCCATACGTCACAGAAGGGCACAAGCACAGTTCTGCTGGATGGGTGAACGTTCATTGCCCATTCTGCGCGGGCTCGCAGAACTACCATCTTGGGATTCATGAAGACGCATCTGCCAGCCACTGCTGGCGGTGTGGTCCTCATCCGGTGGTGGACGCACTGAGTAAGCTCCTCGGTATCCCACCGTCAGAAGTGAAGCGTATCCTGAGAAAGAACAGAATTGGTATCATACGCTCTACACCAACCTCAGAGCCGAAGGTGTCAATACATCCACTCAAGTTCCCCCAACCTTCATTCGCTCTGAACAGTCAGGGCCATCAGTACCTGAGCAGGAGAGGCTTCAATGCGGAATATGTAGAACAAGAATGGGGGCTGCTCCAGACCGGACCCGTCAGCTTCCTGGATGGTATCTCATACAATCACCGCATCCTGATTCCCATCTACTGGAACAGCCGGGTCGTCAGCTTCTCCTCCCGAGATATCACAGGGAAGAGTGACAAGAAGTATCTGGCCTGTCCATCGAAACGGGAGTCAATACACCACAAGAGCATCCTGTATGGGAAACAGGAAGGCTGGCAGAAGAGGGATATTATCGTTGTTGAAGGTCCTGTGGATGTATGGAGGTTCGGACCGATTGCCGCAGCGACGTTCGGCACAGCATTCAAGATGGAGCAAGTGCTTCAGCTTGCCCGTCATGGTGACCGGTTCTTCATAGTGTTTGACAATGAGCCGCAGGCGCAGGACCAGGCACGGGCACTAGCTGTGAAGCTCCGGACGCTAGGGAAAGAGGTTCACATTGAAACGGTTGAAGGAGATCCCGGCGACATGAAGCAGGAGGACGCAGACCATTTCGTGAAAGGACTGGTCGGCAAGTAAGGAGAAGACATCATGACGAAGATCAAGCAGGCACGATTGGAGAAGGGGCTCTCGCAGATGAAAGCCGCCGGGTTGATGGGTGTGTCCTATCTCACCTATGTCCTGTGGGAGAATGGGGTGACCAAGAAGCCCACTCAGAAGAACCAGGAGAAGTTGAAGGAAGTTCTTGGCATAGAATGGGGAGGGGTGGTTGATGAAGCGGAATAGATACCCGCACAGACTTCCTGATGCCGTCAATCTAAGCCCAAAGACAGAATTCACACAGATCAAGAACGAACTGCTACGGGATGAGAACCTCTCATTCAAAGCAAAAGGGCTGCTGTGCCTACTTCTATCAAACGAAGTGGGTGAGTGGACCAGCTATCAACAGACTCTCTCACAGTCCAGTAGAGATGGCGTTGATTCGATAAGGAATGGGCTAACTGAACTGGAGGAGAGGGGCTATCTCCTCAAAGTCCACTACGTAGATAAGGCGACAAAGCGCCGGAGAGGGTCGTTCTGGGCGTACACGGATTCATTCAACCAGTTTGAGGTCCGGGACAACCTGGAATTCCTTGAGAAGCATGGGATGGTGATTCAAGACAAGGCCATTGCACATTTCCTTTTGCCCAATGAGGGTGGAAGGGAAAACCCAAATATGGAAAACCCAAATATGGGTCTGCCAAATATGGAGAATCCAAGACTAAAAAGACTAATTCCTAAGAATACCAACAAAGGAGATAATAGTATTCGCGAGAATGCAGACCTTTTCCAAGAAAACGAAGCCTCTCCATCAGTAAACCAGCTCATCCAGATGTACCACAAGTACTGCCCATCACTTCCCAAGGTGTTGAAGGCCACAGAGCGCAGGAAGCAGACCATCAACGCACGCCTGCGAGAGTATCCCCTACGCTCTATCAAGACTGTGTTCCAGAAGGCAGAAGCCTCTGACTTCCTCTCAGGCAGAAGTGGGCACTGGGCTGGCTGCAATCTAGACTGGCTGATGAATGAGAACAATCTGATCAAGGTGCTGGAAGGGAAGTATGACAACAATGGTATGTCTCAAGCCCAGGATCCTGACGATGGACGTTCTCCAGAGGACCTGATGAACGATGTCTTTAGAGATCAGACACTCAGAAAGGCCTTTGTCAAAGGGTGTCTAGCACCAGCAAAGGCACTTCTCCAGATTGATGAAGGTCCGGATGAACTCAGACTGGTAAGGGCTCTGCTCAAGCTCAAGGCTGACATTGAAACCTCACAAAAGCAGAACCTCTCGGAGGAGTTGAGAGGGCTGCTACCTGGGTCCATCAGTATCATTGCATCATACGTTGCGTGGTTGAGAGAATCCAGTTGGATTACAGACTTCCATCAGGGGATGTTCTCTACCTCATCACAGAAGATGTTCGCCCGGTTCAGACGAGACCAAGCCAAGGAGGACAATCAAGAGCGTGACCCATTGACAGGTAAATCGTACATAAGGGCGTGACATGAAAGACGAAGCTGAATTCATTGAGCGGAGAATAATCATTGGATTGATCATCAGCAAGGACTTCCATGAACGCATTCAGCGGGTGTGGTCCCCAGAACTGCTTGAATCCCCTGAACTCAGGATGGTTGCGTCGTGGTGTGTTGATTACTTCACGAAGTACGGCCGAGCCCCGGATAGCGACATACAGAACATCTACATGGAACAGCTTCAATCAGACCGTCTTTCCAAAGCTGTTGCGCAGTACATCGAGGAGCTCCTATCAAACCTCAGCGACGAATATGGCAGGGACACACAGTTCAATGCACCATACCTTTATGACCAGACCGTGCAGTATCTCAAATCGCAGGAGCTGGAGCGGCACAATCGAGAAGTCCAAGCCCTTATTGATGCTGGGCAGATCGATGAGGCAGAGAAGCTCACCCAATCCTTCACCCCATCCATAATGGATAATACAGATATTGGTATTGATCTGGCAAGTGAAGAAGCACTGAAATGGATTGACCGAGCCTTCCGCGAGACCAGCCAGCGGCTTGTAGAATATCCTGGAGCACTGGGGAATATGTGGAATGAGCAGCTTGTCAGAGGGGGCTTCGTCACCTTTCTAGCCTCGGAGAAGCGTGGAAAGTCATTCCTGTTGATGGAGATCGCACTCAGAGCTATTCGGCAAAGGGCTAACGTCGCTTTCTTTGAGGCTGGTGACATGACTGAGAGCCAGATACTCAGGAGGATATGCGTGTACATTGCCCAAAGATCAGACCGGGAATCAAATTGTGTAGAACGGTTCCGGCCGATAGGGGACTGTGTGTACAATCAGTTAGATGAGTGCCAGCGTCCCGATCGGAACTGTGATCATGGCATATTCGACCTCACAATAGATGACTTCAATCCTCAAGTTCACCAGCTTATCAACATTGATACACTGATGGAGAAGTATGAAGAATTTCCAGACTATGCGCCGTGCCGGGCATATGGATGCGGGAGAAGACGGGGTTCCATATGGCTTCAGAAAGTGAAACCCACGAAGCTGCTGACCGTTGATGATGCGAAGGAGGAAGTGCACAAATTCTTCGCAAAATACCGCAGGAGATTCAAGCTGGTGAATTATCCTGCGGGCTTCCTGACGGTCTCAGAAATCCGGAAATGTCTGAGCGACTGGGAAAGGCATGACAACTTCGTTCCAGATATCATAGTGGTTGATTATGCAGATCTCCTCTCAGCTGATGATGGTCATGTCACGGAGTTTCGCCATCGCCAGGACCACATCTGGAAGGGTCTGAGAGCTTTGTCTCAGGAGAAGCATGTGCTGTTACTATCTGCAACTCAGGCCGATGCTGATTCATACAAGCGAGGCCGGTTGTCCATATCGAATTTCAGTGAGGATAAGCGCAAGCTAGCCCATGTAACCGCACAGTATGGACTCAATCAGGACCCATCTAGTCGGGAGAAGAAACTGGGGGTGATACGCATCAATGAGATTGTGGTGCGAGAGGGAGCTTTCAGCGAGGACAACGAGGTATGTGTATTGCAGGACCTCGCAGTGTGCCGTCCTTTCCGAGAGAGCTATGCACTCAGAAGCAAGGGATGAGAGTGCCCTGCACGAAACCATGATGGTTTGTATAATAGGGTAGAAGGGGAAACAAACCCCAAATCAGAAGTAAAGGAGACACAGAAGTGGACAAGAAGCAGATGGTGAACGCAGCGGAGGAACTCAATGAGACCCTGGGACTTGAACCGGCAATCAACACTGAGCAGCCCATCAAGGAGTTGAAGGAGGAGCTCCTCGCGGCCGTAGAATTGCTGGAAGCGGGGGATGCCCTCTCTGAGGAGACAGAGAAGACGATTGAGGAACTGAAGACGATCGAGGATGACGATCTTCCAGAGGAGGCACCAGCGAAGAAAGCGGCCCCGGCAAAGAAGGCTACTCCTGCACCGGCAAAAGCGGCTCCAGCGAAGGCTGCTCCAGCGAAGGCTGCTCCAGCGAAGGCTGCTCCAGCGAAGGCTGCTCCAGCGA